TACAGCGTCACGGACCTGCCGATGTTGCGAGGGATTTTCGCAAGTTGTTTCTCGACGATCCGTATCTCGGGAAACGTGTCCTGTTCATGCTGATGTCATGGTGCGGTGAGTACGACGTCGCCGATGACGACGGCCGTGTACCGCCGATCGACAACAATGAACTCCAGCGATGGGCTGGAAAACGAGAGATCGCTGCCCGAATCAAGGCAGCGCTGTATGCCGACCTTAACAACATAGAGGAACTATAGATGTCCGACGAAATGACCGAAGGCGCTGTCGCAGAGACGGCTACCCCGGAGGCCACAGAAGCGACCCCCGAGGCAAACGAGACCAGCTCTGATGAATCATCAGGCTCATCCTGGACCGAGGGGATCGAGGACGAAAAGGTCCGCAACTTAGCGGGCCGGTACACCACACCGGAGAAAATGGCCTCGGCTCTGTACGAGGCAAATCGCGAGCTCTCGCAGCGCGTGAAGATGCCAGGCGAGGACGCGTCCGACGAAGACCGGGCCAAGTTCAACAAGCAAATGGGCGTGCCCGAGACGGCCGACGACTATGTCATAGAAGCGCCCGAGGGTATTGACGAGGAAGTCTTTCAGACGGACGTGTACCAGGCACCGCTAAAAGAGATTGTTGGCGACATGCACGCGGCCGGCGCCAGTCAGGCCGTCGTCGATAAAATGGTCAAAAAGTATTTCGAAATCGAGGCCGCCGGACAGGCCGAACGCGCACGTCTCGATAATGAATATATGTCTCAGGCCGAGGCCGACCTCCGTAAAGAATGGGGCGCCAGCTACGACGAGAATGTTGCGTTCGCGAAAGATTACCTCACGCAATCGCCGGAGCTTGCAAACCTCGAGCTCCGCGACGGTAACCTGCTCGGTAGCCATCCGGCATTTGTAAGACGCATGGCCGAGGTCGGGCGGCTGACCAACGAGGGGCAGCTACGGTTCGGTATTGCCGGCACGGACGCCGCGGCGGACATGCAGACGCAATACGATCAGCTATCGTCGGATATCCACACGGCCTACCAGTCTGGTGACCGGATCAAAGCGTCGCGACTTTCCGAACAGCGCGCGCAGCTCGGCGAGAAGCTGCACGGTACTAACAGCATCGTCGGGGCAGGCCGAAGCATCTGATGTTTGATGAGGGAGAGTTCACCACGGCCGCCGGCCTCGATGATGCAATCATTGGGGTCGGTGTTCGGTGTGGGCAGCCCCCTGTCGTTATCTATGCGGTCGATCGTGTCATCGAAATTTTGATGAGGCGCGACGGCATGAGTAACGAGGAAGCAATTGAGTTTTTCAATTTCAACATCGAAGGAGCCTGGGTCGGAAAAACCACACCAGTGTGGATGTACCATGCTAGTGGCGGAGACCTGACGACGCACTGATGCACAAGATAACCGAGCTGATCGCGGAAAAGACCGCGATGCCAGCGGAATGGATTACAGAAGAAACAAAGATCGATGATCTCGATATCGAATCTCTCGAGTTTATCGAATTGATATTCGAGATCGAGACCGCTTGTGACGTGAAGATCCCGGCGACATGGGACGCTGATTTCTCAACCGTCGGCGACATTATCAAGGCGATCGATCTACTCAAGAATTCCGAGGCACCCGCCTCAGAATAACAACGCCACACCTGGCACCCTGCGCGACGGCGCAGCCCAGTGAATGGTGTTGAGACCAAAACAAACAACTCAAGGCGCCTGCCTACAACTGTCCGCGGCCCCGACAGGGCACCCCGCTTATGTTTTTGGTGAGCCACCCCGAGAGCTGTTGATTAACCAACTATATCAACAACTTAGGAGTAAGTTACGATGGCAACATCCGTGACAACGGCCTTCGTTGAAGAATATACGACTGATCTTCACCACGTTTTCCAGAGAGAGGGAAGCATGTTGAAGGACACCGTATTTCTCAAGGACGGCATCGTCGGCTCCACTGCTCATTTCCAGAAACTGGGCACGGGAACCGCAACTACTAAGTCACGTCATGGTGAAATCACACCAATGAATGTGACGCATACTGCACCGTCTGTAACGCTCGCTGATTTCTATGCCGGCGAGTGGTCAGACAGCCTTGATGAAGCCAAGGTCAATATCGACGTCAGAATGGCATATGCCAAATCCGGCGCGATGAGCTTGGGCCGCAAGGTCGACGAACAGATCACAACTGTTCTGGACAGCACCTCGCAATCGACCGTCACGTACACCGTGACGTCGTCCGCAGCTATCCAGGCCAGCTTGATCTCGATGGTCGAGGCATTGGATGCGAACTCTGTACCCAATGACGGGCAGCGTTATGGCATTTTGACCCCGCGCGCTTACGCGCAGGCGATGACTGTCGAATCGTTTGCCAGCTCCGACTATGTCGGCGCCAACGGATTACCCTTCGGAGAAGGAATTCCTGGGCACCGAAAATTTGTCGACTGGATGGGCGTCAAGTGGGGAATGCTTCCCAGCTTACCTGGGCAAGGCACCTCCACCGCCAAGATTTTCGTGTATCACAAAAATGCAATTGGATACGCGATTCAGAAAGCGGACAAGAATATCAGCGCGGGCGAAAACGTCTCTGCCGATATCACGTGGCACGGCGACCGGGCTGCGTACTTTATCAACCATATGATGAGTGGTGGTGCCGTCATGATTGACGACACCGGCGTTATTGAAGGAAATCTCAATGACACAACCGCCATCGCAACGAGTTAGGAGGGATTACATATGGCTTATTCAGCAACCAATCTCACCCAGCTCGCACACGGGGCTGGTTTCAAGCTCTGGGTGTACAAATCGGCTGATGCAATTGCGACCGTTAACACGGCCAATTACTTCGCCGATGCAGCACCGATGTTGTCGGTTCGCGATCTGATGATTGTGGTCGACACGAACACGCCGACCACGCATTTCGTTACCGTCTTGAGTAACGATGGCGTCTCGGCGGTCGACGTCTCGGACGGCACC